CATGTTGATAAGCTTATAGCACACATAAAACAAAAGTTTCAAAAAGAGATAAATAAAAGAAAAAGCGAAAAAGGTAAAAGCGCTCAACAAAAAAAATTAGATGATGTATTACAATTCTTTTCATCACAAAATAAAGTTAGTTTACAGATGATGTTTGACTTACAAAAATCTATAGTTTTAGCGAAATTAAAAATTATAAATATACTAAATAGGTTAAATGGCGCTCAGACTTTTCTTAAGACTCGCGATGGGTATAAGGTAACGGGTCAAGAAGGGTATGTCGCTATTGACAAACTTGGTGGTGATGCTGTGAAAATTGTTGATCGTATGGAATTCTCATACGCCAACTTTTCACCAGAAATTATAAAAGGATGGGATAAGCCGGGGAGGAATTAAATGGCTCGACTAAAAAACTTTTCAGAACTGTCTTTAAAAAAAGATAAAGATCTTCCAAACCTTAAGATACCTGTACAAGGTCCAAAAGGTAATTCAAAATATACTAGAATGAAAATTGCGTATACAGATGCGCCAGGAACTTCTGATATCAAAAAAGCAATAAAAGCAGAAGCAGTTCATTCTGCAGATAAAAGACCAGAAAAATATAGAAAGCCTGATGGCAAAATTGGAATTAGAATGGTTCCAATGGATAAAGAAGTTGTTAAAAGAGAAGCAATAGTAGATCCTAATGATTTAAAAGGTAGACCAAAAAAAGCAGATCCTAATCCAGAATCTCCTTATGGTATTAAACACCCGATGCATCCAGCTAATTTAAAAAAGAAGCAAACAAAAGAATCAATAGACGATCATCCAAAAGTTAAAGCAGCTCGTAAAGCGCATGCTGCAGGAACATGGAATGGTAACGTGAATAAAGAAGGTGAAGCTGTAGTACATATTAATGGCAAACCGCACACTGTAACTAACAAAAGTAAAACTAAGAACTTAAGAAAAGAAGAACAAAACGGGCTAATGAAAGAAGAATCAGTTGACGAAGCTACATGGCCAGATGAAATGCCAAATGATGTAGACGAAGCATTAAATATGTCACAAAGAATTAAACGTTCAAGATTAATGAAACGTTTAAAAGGCCGTATTGCTGTTGGGCGTAGAAGAGCTAAAAAGAAAATGGCTAATAAACAAACTTTAACAAAAAGATCTAATAGACAAGCTCGTAACGCAATAGCAAAAAAGTTAACTCGAGGAATTCCTAAAAGCGAACTCACATTTGCTAGAAAACAAGAGATTGAAAAGAGATTAGATAAGCCGGCTTTAAAACAAAGAATTGCAAGATTAGCAAAGCGTATGTTTAAAGACGTTCGTAAAAAAGAAGTAGAAAGAAAAAAAGGTTAATGATTAACTCATTCAAACATTATTTGATAGAGGAAGAAAAGACTGCATACTTTACATTTGGTCGTATGAATCCTCCTACAACTGGTCATGAAAAATTAATGAATGAGTTGTCAAAAAAATCTGGTAATAATCCATATAAAATATATTTATCACAAACAGCTGATAAGAAAAAGAATCCATTGGATTTTAAATATAAAGTTAAAACTGTACGTAAGTTTTTTCCAAAGCATGCACGTAACGTAATGTTAAGTAAAAAAGTAAGAAACGTTTTTGATGCTGCTACTGAAATGTTTAATGACGGATTTAAAAATGTAACAATGGTAGTTGGCTCTGACAGAATCAATGAGTTCAGCACTTTGTTAAAAAAATACAACGGAGTAAAAGGTAGACATGGTCTATATAACTTCAATAAAATCAACGTAATTTCAGCCGGAGACAGAGACCCCGATGCAGACGATATTAGTGGAATGTCAGCATCTAAGATGAGATCATTAGCAAGTGAAGGAGACTTCACACAATTCTCACAGGGGCTGCCACGGAATGTATCAAATGCTGACGCAAAAAAAGTATATAATGAAGTAAGAAAAGGTATGGGACTTAAAGAACAAATAGATTATTTTAATAAGTTACATTTCGAGCCTGTCTCTGAGAAAAGAGAGGCATATGTTAAAGGAAACCTGTTTAATATTGGTGATCATGTTACTGTCGTGGGCAGTGACGAGCTCGCTAGTATTGCCAGCCTTGGAAGCAATTATGTTATTGTGGAATCTGGTAATAAGCTATATAGAAAATGGCTAACAGATATAGAACTATTTGAAAAAACAAAATCAAGGCAAGACAAAGATATTAGTGATAAGCCAGGCACTCAACCAGCTGGTTACTATAAAGGTTTAAGTAAAACAACAAAAGATAAAAGAGATTCGCATTTTAAAAAACATGCAAAAATGTCTGATGACAACCCTGCAGCTTATAAAAAAGCACCAGGCGATGCAACAGCAAAAACAAAATTAAGTAAGCACACTATCAAATACAGAAAAATGTTTGGTGAAGATGCTGTAGAATTAGCAAAGAAAAAAATAGAACGTGAAAAAACAGTCGATAAAATGAAACATGCTCGAATGTTAGACCGTGCTAAAGTAAGAAAACTTAAAAATAGGAGTAAAGCATATGCTTAAATTTTCAACTTATAACGATCTTTTAGAAAATGAAGGTCTTAAAAAGAAAGCAGAAAAGTCTGGCATATCGCTTGGCACTTTGAAAAAAGTATATAATAGAGGTATGGCTGCATGGAAGACTGGCCACAGACCAGGAACAACACCACAACAATGGGCTCATGCTAGAGTCAATTCATATATCACAAAGGGCAAAGGTACTTATTACGGTGCTGATTCAGATCTTAGCGGTAAAGGTAAAAAAGAATCTGTTGATGAAGCTAAATACGATTATTTTGATTCTAAGGATGCTGCACATGCACATGCAAAAAAACATGGTGGCAAAGTATATAAAAATTCTGGTAAAGGCGCTACTATGGTTAAAGGTAAACCAGCTAATACACATGTAGTAATTAAAGGCAAGATGTTTGAAAGTAGTGTAGATGAAGCAATCAATGCTCCTATTCTTAAAACAAGCAAAAAGCACGATCCTAAACATGTAAAGCAAGCTATCGGCATTGCATCTGATTCTAGGTATGCAAAAGGTAACATGACTGGTGCAGTTAAGGCTATGAACAAAATATCTCCTGGTCTTCATAAGCATCCTCAAGTAGCTGCGGTATTGAGAAAACAAAATGAATCTAAGGTAAATGAAATATCAAAGAATCTTGCAAGGAGATATGTAAATAAAGCTGCAATAGATATGTTTCATAAAGGACGAGATCAAGGTGCAGCTGACACAATAGCTAAAGCTGGTGGCCAACATCCAGATCAAGAATATAAAGGTGGGCCTGAGTTTAAAGGTGCACGAAGAGCTGGTGGTATCATGAGAGCAACACGAAAGCTTATGAAAAAGGAAGCAATGTCTGATGCAGAAAAGAAAGCTCATGACGCAGCAATTGCAGCATTTAAAGCTAAAGGCGGTAAAGTTAAAAAGCTTAAGCCAGGTTATGCACAAGGTTGGACTGGTAAAGACGATCTCGGTACTGGAATGAAAGGCATGATGTCAAAAGATGATACAAAAGGTTTCGGTACTAGTAAAAAAGTTGGGAGTATGAAACGATGACTTTAACAAAAGCGATTAATGAAGTTAAACAAAGTTTAATGGAAGAAAATATAGAAGAAGATCGTAAAGCTGGTAAATATAAAAAAGGTGAAATGATCGTTATGGGTCAATGGCCTAATCCTGATCAATGGGCTAAAGAATATATTATGCCTAATGTAGATAAAAAAGGTGTTCGTATATACTCAGATGGACCTTCATTTAAAATAGAAAAATTGTAGGAGACCACAATGAGAGATTTTTTTGAATTAAGAAAGCAAATGAACGAAGAACATAGCAAAACTAATAAAGCGTCTATGACTATTAAACATGGTTATGATGAAGGTGATGGCCCAGATAATAAGAAATTTGCAAAGCATATTAGTAAAAATACAGGCGCTACAGTTAAACACCATAAAGATGGTAGCACAATGTCTTTTCATGGAAGCGATCATCAAATACATAAAGCTTTACAAATCCATCATTCTGATGACAAAAAAGGATTAGGTGATTTAAATTATCATAAAAAAGGTATGACACATTCTGATGATCATGTTGATGGGCAGCATACATATAAAAAAGAAAATTAGAGTAAAAACTTAACAATAAGGAAGACACACTGATGAAAACATTTTTTGAATTTCGTAAATATCTAGACGAAGCAAAATTTGCTGGCAGTAGCATTAAGATGTTTGGCCAAAGTGATCGTAAGAAACCTATAAAGAAAGAAGGTTCTGGACCCTCAATGGCCGATCTACAAAAAAGAGATAATATAAAACAATCAGATCAAGATAAACTTTCCAAAATCAGTCAAATGCTTGATAAAGAAAAGAAACCTATTAAGAAAGAAGATACAAGTTTTAAAGTTTCTATTGATGGATTACCAGATATGTATATGAATGATAAAACACCTGGTGCGTTATTGCAAAAGCTTCGTAAAATTGTTAAGCAGCCATCAATGATAAAAGATGTTGATAGAACTACTACAAACAAAGTTAAGAAAGCATATAGAGATAAAGCACAAGGCAGAGAAGTTAAAGAATACAAATACGATTATGGTACACCAGAGTCTGTAAAGCTTATGAAGAAAGTAACTCCTGGCGAAAAAGAAGAAGGTTATGTATCTATGGCTCAGCAACGTGCTGTGTGGGCTAATCGTAAAGACGGTGGCAAAGGACATCCTGATAATAAGAAAAAAAGGAAAAAGTAATGAGCTTAGATAGATTTAAAACATTTATAGAAGCTCGAGGAGCAGATTCTAAAGGTCATTTTAGATCTACTAAATCTGGTGCTGGCATGACTGCTAAAGGTGTAGCAGCTCATCGTAGAAAGAATCCTGGTAGTAAATTACAAACTGCTGTTACTGGAAAAGTAAAAGCTGGAAGTAAAGATGCTGGCAGACGTAAATCATTTTGTGCTCGTATGAGTGGTATGAAAGGCCCAATGAAAGATGAAAAGGGTAGACCTACTCGTAAAGCTATGTCTCTAAAAAGGTGGAAATGTTAACAATGAAAAACTGGATAACAAAAAGAATTAAAGAACGAACAAGTATGGACGGTGCAGTTTGTATTGCTCTTGGTCTTATGATTTTATTTTTAGCCCCATTAGCTAAGATTGCAGCAGGTCTCGCAATTGCTTATGGCGCATGGACTATTTGGAAAGGTGAATAATGGCAAAAGCTTTTAAAACTGTTTTAGAACACGAAGTTATTAAGCATGGCACATCTATTGGTCGTAAGCCTACAACTTCTACTATGAACAAACATAAGAGAAGAAGTTTAAAACGTTATAGAGGACAGGGAAAACGATAGTGGCAATAGAAACAAATGAAACAAGACTAGATCGTATCGAGCAAAAAATAGATAAGCTCGCAGACGCTATGATATCTTTAGCAAGAGCAGAGGAGAAGATAATAGCATTACAAGACGATCACGATAATATGAGAGATAGAATGAATAAACTTTCTATTAAATTAGATGACATACAGAAATCTGTAGACGATAACGCAAGAACTGTAAGTCTTATAAATAAAGTGGTATACGCTGCAATGGTTGCAGCAGTAGGAGCCTATGTGGCCCACATGTGGATGTAAAGGAGAAACCAATGTTCAGTAATAATCCATTCAGAAAACATAGGGCCAATAACGAGGTCCTAAACGAAAGTAAATTTTTAATTCCGGAAGAAATTCCTGCAAATGAAAGAACAGCATTTCATGGTGCAGCTGCAGGCGCTGCTAAAGATGGTAAGACATCTTTTAGTTTTGCGGGTAAAAAATATCCAGTAACTATGAATAAAGGAATTGCTAATAATATAGCAGATCAAAAAGAAGAAAAAGTGAATGAAGATCCTGCCCATTACGCAGCTATTGCAAGAGCAAATGATAGAAAGCAAGCTGAACGTGATAAAGCAGATCCTGAAGGTGCAAAAAAAAGAAAAGCCGGACAAGCAGCAATTCAGAAAAAATTTAGTAAGAATCCAGTAAAACCTGCAGATATTGGTAGGCACTCAGGCCAAGCTGGTGGATCTTTTGTTGGCAGAAGAAATGAAGAAATAATTCAAACAGAAGCAACGCACACCACTGACTATTTTACAGGACATAAACACGCAGAAAGAGCTGGTATGAAAGTTAAGGTACACAGTAAAGGTGCAGATGGAGATAACGTAACTGTATCTCATTCAGATCCTAAAAAATTACAAAAGTATGTTGACAATCATTTAGGTGGTGGCAAAATAAAAGAAGCTGCAGGAATACCGCACAAGTATACTGTAGATTTGTATAATAAAGATCACGGCTCACACTCTTCGTTTATAAAAAAAGCACAATCTGCTGGAATTAAAGGAGTGTATTCAGGTGTTAACTCAGATGGTAAAGTAAAGGTATCTTTGAATCATCATGATAATTCAGATGGCGGAACTATACATAAATTTCTTAAAAAGCATTATGATAAAGATATGACTCATGGTAATATGCAAACTATGAAAACAGGATCTTCATCACAGAAAGAATCAATGACTTTTAGAGAAAAGTTAATGTCAATATTTGAGAACGATAAAGCTTCTCATTACAAAAGCGCAACTAAGCCAGAAACAGAAGATGATAAACTTAAAGGCGCTGGCGCTAAACAGATGAAAGCTGATCTTACAGGTGGTGATACTAAAGCTGCTGATATGGAAAAGCAATCACATGCAGATGCAGCAAAGGCGGGTAGAGCTGGACCAGGTACAAAAGCTAGAACTAATGATAACAAAAAAGGAGATAAGAAAGCTATGACTTCAGCTACACCAGTAAACGATCCTACAGCAAAGATTGTTAAAACAGAATCTTATGGAATATCAGGAAACAAAATATCTAGTGGTTTACTCGATGCTGTAGCAATGGTTGAAGACATGAATAAAGTTCATACTGTCGATATTGATCACATGACCGGAACTGCTGGTTCACATGAAAAAAAACATGGTATTACTTTAAAGAAAGGTAAGAATTATGGAAAAGGACCAGGATCAAACATGGCAACTGATGCAACTGGCACTAAAGCTAACTTACAAAAATATTTAAAGAAACACTATGATGGAGAGCATAAAGAGATGCATCCTGAAATTTATAAGTAAAAGGAAATATAATGCAAGCACCAAATTATCAAAAAGATGCTATTCCAACTCCTCAGGGTTGGAGGCATCCTAGAACTGGAGAGCTCTTAGTTTCTATGAAAATATCTGAAGCTGCTATTAACGAGTACTTAGGCGTTAGTCCTGAGCCACAAATGTTAAAAGAAGCTCCTACTAATTTTCAAGAAGCTAAAGTCGAACTTATGACTGAAGACAATTTACCTAGTGAATACGAAAGTATGACAAAGGCTGAATTGGAATTGGTTGGAAGACAACACGGTATTGAACTAGACAGAAGAAAATCAAAAGCAGCGTTAATACAAGAATTGAAAGAGATAACATAAAACTTTATATATAATTTTATAATGATATTTAAAGAACTAACTGAAAAGAACTTATTCTTATACGCTGCTAAACACTATAAGAATCCTAAGTTCGCAGACATTGATGAGTTTAACGAAGACTTAAAAAGATTTAAGTATGTTAAACGGTTGTTAAATCGCTATCTCGAATCTGATGATTTGCCGTATCGTTTACTATTAAATCATTTTATAGTAATCTTTAATGTGTTTGGAAGTGAAGCTGCTTGTAATATATTGGAACTAAAACTTGAAGCTAAACATTGGCCTGTTGTTAAACCGTTTTTAATATTTTTAAATTATATTAGAAACGATCAATATACTGGTATAGTTATGGATCCATACGTTATCGATAAGTTAAGGAAGATTTAATGGGAATATTAAAAGGTGTAGCTGATACAGTATATGCATTTAGATTTGTGCGAATGATGGTTATGGATTGGAAAAACTGGGATGCTTACAAAGAAGGTCTTATTGATGAAAATGGCAAAAGAATTAAAAGTGTAAAAATTAATTCAGATGAAAAAGCCGCTGCTTATACTCCTTTCGTTCGCCTTGTGGCTAACATTAAAAGGCTCACTGCAAAACTTCCAGGAGGTGGAAGTAAACTCGGATCTTTTGCGTCAGCGCTTTATCTCGTTAAAGAAAAAGCAAACCTCAGCGAAAAAGGTTTAGAAGATATTTGTGAAAAATGTAACATAGAAATATTAGATTTTTTAAATGAAAATAATGAATGGTTTCTATTAGAAAACAAACAACTGTCACCAGGACTTTACAGAATACAAAATGCTAAATTATTAAATAAATCATGTAGCGAATTAGTGTGGGCTAAAGATCAAGTAAGAATAAAGGAAGATTGTTATCCGATTGGAAACGTTTTTGGTGTAGATATATATGAAGCAATACACGTTAAAACTAATCAAGATGTTTATATAACTGCAGGAGAACTAATACGATGAGAGTAGCTGGTAGACAAAAAGGAAGTAAGATAAAAGCTTACACACATGTTACAGTGAATCCTAATGCTCCAAAATCAAGATACACTTTTAGTATGCATAGTTCAGAAGCAGGAGCTAAGAAAGCTGCAGAAAAATATTCGCCATTAATTGGTGATGATTTAAAAGTAGTTAAACAAGCTGGAAGGAGCCCGAGTACAGATATGTTTGAGGAAAAAATAGAAGAATCATTGTGGGATAATATAAGAAAAAGAAGAGCAGCAGGAAAACGTAAGTTAAAACCTGGCGATAAAAATTATCCTAAAACTCTTAAAGTTGGTGAAGATGTGCCTTCAACAAATACGTCATCTATTCCGAATCCTGCTACTACGTCAATGGGTCCTAAACTAAAAACTACAACTATGCATGATAAGCGTAGAAAAAAAGATCAGTTCCCAGTACTACTAAAAAGATTTAGAAAATATATAGAAGATCATGGCTAGGCTATATCTTTTAATATTTATTGTCGGCATAATTGGTATAGTAGGTTATGGCGCTAAATATTATTATGACACTACACAGAACAGAATAGCTATTCTTACAAAGAATAACACTAAGTTAAAAGTAGCAATTGAAACATCTGAAAAAAGTATTAATAATTTAAAAGTTAATATTGCTAAGATGGCTACTTTAAACAAAGCACTACAAGTTGATTTGCAAAAAGCTGAAGCATATAGAGATGAATTAAGATCTAAGTTAAGTAAATTAGATTTAGTAGTTGAAGCTTTAAAAGATTCAAAAGTTTTAGAAGGAAAGATGAATGGCGCAAGTTATACATTGTGGCAAGGTATCATGGAAGAAACTGGTAATACTAATAAGTCTGATAAGCCTAGCTGGTTGCAGCGGCCTGAGGATGGAACCGGAAATAAAAACGGTAACGAAGATAGAACAAATAACGATACCAGTAGTAGCGAGACCAAAGCCATTAAACCTTAGTGATACAAGAGTATTTGTAGTCACAAAAGATAATTATGAAGAGTTTGTAAAGGACTTTAAACAAGTTTATGGCGAATTAGCTTATGTTGCGTTAAGCATGAAAGATTATGAAAACTTAGCAATTAATATTGCAGAGATGAGAAGATATTTAAATCAACAAAAAGAAATTATAGTATATTATGAAAAGGCAGCAAAACCTAAAGAGGAGAAAAAATAATGGAGTTTATAATAGATCAACTAGTCACATGGTGGCAATTTACGATTGTCGGTGTATTAATTATCATTGGTTTTATAGTTAATATGTTCGGTGTTGATTGTGATGATGTTATTATTGGATTTGAATATAAAGAAATGCCAAAGCTACAACCTATAGCAATACCTACTGCAGGTAAAGGTTTTTGGGGAGCAATATGGATGTGGCTAATGGGCACACGTAATTGGAAACTTGCAGAAGACTGGCAGTTTAGAATGGAAGGAACTTGGTTTGTCATTCCAGCAGGATTTACTTTTGATGGCGCATCTATTCCAAAATTCTTACATACATGGTTATCACCTACAGGTGTATTGTTAATGGGTGGATTAGTACATGACTTTGCATACAAGTATGAAACATTATTGAAAAAAAATAAAAAGGAAACTATAGGAAATATTACTCAGAAGAAAGCAGATTTAATATTTCGTGATATAAACATTGAGCAAAA